GCATATGTTTCCACTTTCGATGTTGATTGGATCATCGACCGACTTTAACGAGGATTGCGACAATGGCACAGAAAACCCAAGGCACTGAACTCTACACCATCGATCCTCTCTCATCTGAGGTGCTGGTGGTTGGCTGCGTCATCAGCATCGATGGTATCGATACCACTCTTGATCAGCTGGAGACGACTTGCTTGGTCTCTCCCGCACGAACCTATGAAGCTGGTCTGGCGACACCGGGTAGCGCGTCGTTTGGTATCAACTTCGATCCGAAGGATGCGTCGCACGTTCGTCTCCACCAGCTCAAGGTCGCAGGCGCGACGCTGCACTGGGCAGTTGGTTTCGGTGATGGCCCGCGTCAGCCGGATGGCTCTGGCGCTCCCCCGACTGTCGACACTGCTGGCGAATTCGTTCTGCCGGCAACGCGCTCGTGGATTACGTTCGACGGCTTCATGAACAGCTATCCGTTCACGTTCGCTCTCAATGCGGTCGTTACTTCGACCGTTGGCATCCAGATCAGCGGCGAACCGGCCGTGATCCCCAAGACCCCGTAAGGCCATTCCTATGATGGATCTGCAAACTCTGAAGAACAAAGGCGGCATCGTCGATATGGCGATGGTCAAGTGCGAAGTCGTTTGGAAGCACAAGGACAACGTCACTGACGAAGAAATTGAAGATAAGTTTTCGGTTTTCGTCGTCCGCCAAGCGTGGGGCATCATTGATCAGATCGTGCGTAGCGATGAGCCTGGCTTCAGCAAATCGTCAGCGCTCATTTGTCATTGCGTTCGTTTCGGCGATGAAGGTGAGCAGCAGATGGAGTACGACGAAGCCTTCCAGCTTCAGCCTTCGCTCGCGGCAGCCTTGCTCAAAGCAGTGAACGAGGTGAACAAGAGTGAAGTAAAAAACTCGAACCTGCCGACGAGTTCTGGTTTGAGCTCGTCCTCAACGGAGTCGGTGGAAGGTCAATAGAGGAAGCGAAGCGCAACCTGTCGTACCCCGAGGTGCAACGTTGGATGGAATATCTAGGGAAGCGAGGAACTGCTAATCTCGGGGTACGAATGGAAGTGATGATTGGGCAACTGTTGGTGATGACAGCGAAACACCTCAAGATTACTAAGAAAGGTGGCGTTGAGTTTGATCTGCACGACTTCGCGATACATTTGGATAAACCGGAACTGCCAGAAGTTACTTTTGACTACGCACAACAGAAGCTGATGGCGATTACCGCACGCAGGAGTTAGTACCAATGGCTAGCAATCGTTCTCTTGGCTCGTTGACCCTAGATCTGATCGCCAAGATCGGTGGCTTCAATACTGGTATGGATCAGGCCGCGCGAAGCGCAGACAAGAACCTGACAGATATTGAAAAGCGCGCATACGATTTCGGTCGCAAGATCGGTGACACCTTCAAGAACGTAGCAGCAGTTGTTGGTATCGGCTTCACCCTTGACAAGTTCGTCGATTCTGTCAAGGAGTCCATCAATCAGATGGATGATCTAAGCAAAGCGGCTCAGCGCGTAGGAATCTCCACTGAGTCGTTTTCCTCTCTCGCATATGGCGCCAGTCTCGCTGACGTCAGCATTGAAGACTTGCAAGGTTCACTTGGCAAGCTCATCAAGTCGCAAGCAGCAGCACTCGACGCCAATAGCAAGCAAGCGAAGATCTTCGACGCACTAGGCATCTCTGTAAAGAATGCCGATGGCACTCTCCGTGATAGCGATGAAGTCTTCAAGGCATTTGCTGATCGTTTCAAAGACCTGAAGGGTAGCCCGGAAATTATCGCCGCCGGCATGCAGATCTTTGGCAAGTCGTTCCAGAACATCATCCCATATATCAAGGATGGTGCAGAAGGCATTCGCCAAGCCCAAGAAGAAGCGAAAGACCTCAACCAAGTTATCGGTACAGAGACTGGAGAGGCAGCTGAAGCTTTCAACGACAACATCACTCGTCTTCAGGCAGCTGCTCATGGCGTGTTCAACGAGGTCGCAACCAATCTTCTTCCAGTCTTGGAGGATTGGTCGAATCAGATGGTGGAGACGGCTAAGTCCGGGAAGAATATCGAGGACACTGGCGATAGCTTGACGCAAGTTATCGAATCGTTGACAGTTGTCGTTCGTGCCGCCGCTATCATTTGGGATATCTTCAGAGGCTCAGTTGAGGCAGCGTCGAATGCTGCTGCTGCTGCAAAAGACATCTTCCACATTTTGACGCCGCAAGGTATTGCCGAAACGTTCGGCAGTATCGAAGGCTTCAAGAAAAACATGGGCACCCTTAAAACTGCGACGCAGAGCAGTGCGCAAGGGATTTCTGATGCTTGGCAGAAGTCTGCTGATGATATCGATAGTCACGTAAAGGCGATCAGCAAGACCATCAATGGAGAATTGCTCAAAGGCGTATTTCCTACCCGCAACGCCAAGTCTCAATCCTCTTCATTCATCGATGATATCTTTGGGTCTGACAAAGATGCTGACGCGAAAGCGAAAGCAATGGCTGATCGCCTCCAAGGCGTGCTCGGCAACGCCGACGCTAATGCTGATAAAGCGAAGAAGAAGGCGGAAGCTCTGGCTGATGCGTATAGCAAGCTTTTTGAAGCAGTTCAGAAGACCAATGAGAATGCTGATCCGACTGAGAAGGCATACAACGCCTACGCACAGACGGTTCGCAATATCGCGAAACTCGGTGGCGATGTCATCGAGAAGGGCGGCGACGTTATCCGCGTACAGAATGCTGTACAGGAAGCCGTTGCATCTGCGCAGAAGAAGTTGGGTGAAGATCTCGCGGCGCCGATGAAGGCAGCAGGAGCATTTAATGATGCTCTCGCGGAGCAGCTTCAGGCGACGAAGGATTTGATTGATACCAAGGTCGCAGCAGTCGGCATGGGATCGAAGGAAGCTGCGAACCAGAACGAGCTTGCGAATGTCTATCGTCAGGGCACGAAGGCAATCGCCGACTTCCAGAAGCAGCGCGAGCTTCATCCGCTCTCGATGACTGATGAGCAATATGAGACTGAGCTCAAAGGATTGAAGCAGTATTGGAGCGATGTTTACGACGTTACCAAGACGGGTCAAACCTCCATTGATTCTGCGCAATCTAACTGGCTCAATGGCGTCGCGAAGGGCTGGACAGACTTCTTTGATGAGCAGTCTAACAATGCACAGATTGCTGAGAACCTGACGCGTAATTTCTTCGATGAAGCTAGTGGAGATCTAGCTGATTTCTTGGACGGCACAAAAAGTGCTGGCGATGCGTTCACTGACTTCGTCAACAACATGGAGAAGGACATCACCGAGATGGTTAGCAAGCAGCTCATGAAGAAGTTGATTGCAAGCTTGATTGGCGGTGATGAGTCCAGCGGCGGCGGAGGCGGCGGCGGGTCAATGGGAAGCATCTTTGATTTGTTCAGCAGCGATGGGTTCGGATTCGCCTCTGGCGGTTCACCGAGCGCGCACAGCGTTAGCCGTGTCAATGAGAATGGCCCTGAGTTGCTTTCGGTCGGCGGTCGAGATTACTTGATGATGGGTGATCAGTCTGGCATTGTGAAGCCGAATCGTGGAGCAACAACTGGCGGGGGCGGTCGCCAAGTTACTCAGAACAACAATTATTATTTGGCTGCGCCTACGTCGATGAAGACGCAGACTCAGATTGCTAACCGTAATGCATATGATCAGCGTCGTGCTGCGAGGCTTGGATAATGTTCATCAACGCTGAACTTGATATGTGCTTCGGGTACGGCTGGAATGGCGGACCTGAATTTAACACGCGCGTGGTTACCACCAAGTCTTGGGTTGAACGTCGCAACGCACAGAACATTGAGTGCCGGCATAGCTACAGTCTTCCGCTAGCAAACATCAAGCAGCGTTCATACTTGGTATTGCTCAAGCAAACGTTTATGGCTTGTCGCGGTATGCTCCACTCTTTCAAGATCAAAGATTACAGCGACTTTGAAGCTGATGGCGAGGTCTTCGGTCTTGGCGACGGAAGCACAACTGTCTTCCAGCTTCGCAAGGACTCGACGTTCGGCATCGCGACCTACACGCGTTTCATTACTAAGCCGAATGATGGCGTAGTCGTCAAGGTGAACGGAACGCCGACAACGGTGCTGATTGATACGCTGACAGGTCTTGTGACGTTCCCTTCTGCGCCTGCGAATGATGCCATCATTACTTGGACAGGTGAGTTCCGCGTTCCTGTACGGTTTAACAGTGACATTCTTTCCAACTCCATCGACAATTTGTTCGGCGATGGAGATTACGCAATGAGCGGTTCCATTGATCTCATCGAGGTCTTCAAGGAATGAGTCGCAATATACCCATCCAGCTGATAGATTCCCTAAGCCAAGCCGCATCAACGATGACGCGGCTGCTTCGCATTACGCTGAAAAGTGGATTCATATATGGAATCTGCATGAGCAATCGCGACGTCGTGTATGACGATGGTAGCGGTCCGCTTACGTATCGCGCGGCAGACTCGTTCGATCCTAGCACGTTCAGCTCAGATATCAGTTACTCTGTCGACAACTCACAAGGCTACGCTTTGCTGTCGACAGACATTCCTGAGGTCACGCTCGAAGCAGTTGAAGCTGGAGAGATGGATGATGGTCAGTGGGTTTGCTACTACGTTGACTATGAGAGGCTCGTTCCAAGGGCGCACATTATCTTGGACGCTGGCGATCTTGGTCAGGTGCAAACTCGTGGAGGCTTGGTTTGGATTCCCGAGCTTCTGTCATACATCATGCGGCTGCGGCAGCCAGTTGGTGGCGTGTATTCACGTACTTGCCGTGCTATCTTCGGTACGCCAGCCCCGTCGCAGATCGGCTGCGGTATCGACGTGACTCCGCTTTGGGTCGCGTTTACGGTGACATCAGTTGGCGCGGAAGCTGATCGTACATTCTTCGCTTCAGGTTTGACGCCGGGTGTTCACGGATTTTTCCCCGGTCGGGTTGAATGGTTATCTGGAAAGAATTTTGCAAAGGGCGGTCGTCTTTATGCAACTGAGTCGTTTGCCGCTGGCGTAGTAACGATGAATGAGACGACGCCATATCTTATTCAGGTTGGCGATACTGGCCGCATTCGCCCTGATTGTGACAAGACGGAAGCCATGTGCAATTCTTATGACAATTTCCCCAATATGAAAGCTGAGACGAAGATCCCAGTTGGCGACACCGTGGCCATCTCCGTTCCTGGTGCACAGTCATGAGTGCTCAGATCCTAGTTGCGACGGCTCGCGATTGGATCGGTACGCGCTGGCGTCATCGCGGCCGTAGCCGTCGCGGAATCGATTGCGTAGGACTCGTTTACCTTGCGGCTAGGGCTTCCGGTATCGCGCTAGAAGACGCTTCGCATTACGGTCGAGACCCTTGGGACGATCGGCTGCGCCGAGAGCTTAGGAGCGCGTTCGGCGAGGCGGTATGGCGGCAAGAAGACCCGAGCGATATCGAATGGATGCCGGGAGACGTTGCCTTGGTATGCTGGTATTCAGGGGAGCCGTCCCACGTTGGCGTAATTGCCGATCATAAATTTGGAGGACTATCACTCATCCATTGTGAGAACCTCAACGGATGCGTCGAGCATTCGCTCAGCGGCCACTACATTGACTGCGTAACGGAGGTGTATCGGCCATGGCCCGTCAAGTCCTCCCGTGGGTAGGAGCCGCTATCGGCGCGTACTTCGGTGGTAGCACCGGAGCACAGATCGGTTGGGCCATCGGCTCAATGGTCGGCAACGCAATTGATCCACTCGTCGTCAAAGGTCCACAAATTGGCGACATCTCTCAGCAAACGTCTCAAGAAGGCGTACCACGACCTATTGTGTTCGCCTTGTCACAGCCAATGGCTGGCAACATCGTTGCGTGCGGCGACCCCGTCATCAAGAAGAAGAAGGAACGTCAAGGTAAGGGTGGCGGTCCAGTAACTGAGACTGAAGAAGTATTTCGCACGTATGCTATTGGGGTTTGTGAAGGGCCAATCACTTCATGGATTCGAGTTTGGCGTAACGGCTCACTTGTATTTGACGCGCGCCCCGGTCATATCAGCGGCGGAATGAATGGAAAGTTTTTGCAGAATGCTCGCTTCTTTAATGGCAGCTTCAGCCAGAATCAGTCGCCCGATCTTCAAGCCAAGTTTGGCGTAGCTGCGACGCCATTTATGCGCGGCACCGCGTACATGGTAATGGCGAATGAGAACCTGACGGATCTTCGCGGCGCCGTACCACAGTATGCGTTCCAAGTGCTTCGCTGCGAAGGGGAGATCTTGACGTCTCGTCCGTATCCAATCGATGATCTTGATCAAATGGCGTCGAGTGCAAATCCTATTGGTGGCCGCGCCCTCAATCAGCCTTTCCTGTTCGATTATGCTACAAGTAGTGCGCAACTACGTTCAGGAACTGTCCATCAGGTTGTGAGAGATTATGTCATTCCGCCAGACTATACTATCAGCGGTGCTGAGCTTATCAGCGGCGACATCTTCCATGGTGCAACATCTTACGTTATGCCGCCAGAAGATTTCTTCACTGGTGAGGCTGAAATGATTAGTGGCGAGATCTTCGCCGATGTTCAACAATACAATATTCCTGCAGAATCGATTACTTCTGAAGCTGACTTCTTGAGTGGGACAATAGAATGAACCGCCAAATCATTGAACAAAAAATGCTTTACTCTGGTCACTATAAACTCGAAGTCGTTCGACCGGATGGTAACATTCGTGAGACTTTGGAGTTTGACAACCTTATCACAAATCAAGGTTTGGACCAAATCGCTTCTCCGCCCGTCAACAATACATCGTTTGGTTGGCCATATTTGAACACTCACGTCGAAGTCGGTACAGGCAACGCAACTCCTGCATTTACCGACACTGGTTGCCAGAGTCCTCTGGCGATGTTCCCAAATGCTGCCGGCAGCAACGTTGAAAGTTCAACCCAGACATATGTTGCCGCGACAGGCGGAATCGGTTATTGGAAATCAGTTTGGTTCTACCAGTACAGCACCGGTGCTGCAGCAGGTAATCTGACTGAGATTTGCACAGGAGGCTGTGTTGCGCTAGACACTCATGTTCGAGCGTTTAGCCGTGCACTGATTCTCGACGGCTCAGGCAACCCGACGACTCTTACAATTTTGAGTGATGAGGTTCTTCGTGTAACGTATGAGCTGAGGATGTATTTCTCAACGGGTGATGATCCGTACAGCTTCATCATCAGCGGCACGACGTATACCGGAGTAAGGCGCCGCGCAAATGTAACTACCGCTCCAGGCTTCAATATTGCATTGAATAACTTCAATACAAATATCTCCCTAGCAGCACGCACTGGAGCGATAGCAGCCGTCACAAGTCAGCCATCAGGCGGTAGCGTCGGCGCTCAAGGTGTACGTAGTTTGTACACCGCAGGAAACTATTACGTAGATTTTACATTCAACTTTGGATTGGGCGATGGCCTTGGCACAAATCTTTCCTTCTTCGCACTCAGCAATCACGGAAGCTGGCAGTATTCGCTATCGCCAAGCTTGGTGAAAGACAACACGCAGACTATGCAGATCATCATGCGTTATTCATGGGGACGGTATACGCCATGAGTCTTCCTGATCACGTGCTGTCGACAGAGGTCGTTCCGCAGACATTTGCGCCGCCGCGTGACATCCCACCGACACAGCTCATCGCTTACGATTATGGCGGCATCAACATCAACGATCCGAGTGCAGGGCTACAAGTCAAGATCTGGCGCTGCCGGTGGGAATCGGGAAACTTCATCGTTGATGCGGATGGCGTTCCAGACACAGTGATATATAGCGCGTCTGACATCAGCGATTTCGATATCACATTCGATCAAAACATGCAGCCATTCCTTGCATTCACACAAGGCGGTGTAGCCAAGTTTCGTTGGTTCGATGCGACGGTCCCGGGCTTCGTCGTAATAACTTTGCCGGGCGCAGTAACGCCGAAGTGTCAGCTGGATGATAAGCGACCAAGTCAGATTAGCAACTCAGATATCATCCTTGCGTACGTTCGCGATTTTGATCTCTACTATAGAGAGCAGCGAGACAGATTTGGTGTGGAGTACTTGCTGAAGGATGGCGCCGGTCCGCGCCTTCGTCGAATCGGTATGGGGCAACGCTGGCGGTTTCTATTCGAGATGGAGCAAGTGTAATGCTTCCAATTGACGCAACACCTCCTGGGTTCGGCTACGGCGGCGCAGCAGGCGGCGGATCTGCTGACGGTTTTTGCACGTATTCGCTACAGTCGATTGTGCTGGAGATTGCTATGCGCGCGGGGATGGACCCCCGCACAATCGACGTGACGAAGCTTGCCGGCATCGAGTGTCGCGGTTTTACAATCACCAATCTGTACGCAGCATACGGTGCAATCCAAGCATTGTCTTCAATCTTCCTTTTCGATCCGTCTAATTCAGACGGTCAGGTTCGCTTCATTCCGCGCGGTATGGATACGATTGCTACCATCACTGAAGATGATATGCTGGTGACGAGTGATGACTCTTTGGATACCATCGAGGATCAATCTCAACGCGCAGATACCATCCAAATTCCTCGCGTGCTTCACCTGAACTATTACGACATCAACGGCGGTAGCGCTACAGATAAGCAAGACAGTGAGCGCGCTGGCGATTGGCGAGCAACTGGTGAGCAATCTCTTCAGACTGCAGTGATATTGAATTCTGACGAGGCGAAACGCGCTGTAGCCGTTAACCACAATATCATGATTGAGGATCAGAAGTCACAGCTGGGCTTCACTCTATCGGATAAGTGGCTTAAGTTGACGGTTGCGGATACGGTCTTTGTTCAGTATCAAGGCAAGACTCGTCGCGGTCGAATCATTCAAGTTGACATGGATGATGGACAGCAAGCCTACAAGTTGCTGCAAGATCGTCAGAGCGCTGTGATGTCTAACTTGCAGGGCTTCCCGGCTTATGTGCCGACGCCGCCGCCTAGCCGCATCGTCGGCAAGACATTGATTGAGGCAATCGACATTCACATCATCAACGATGGTGACGATTATCTCGGCTGCTATGTAGCTACATCAGGCTCAGTGCCTGCTTGGGTTGGCGCGCAAGTTGATGTATCAATCGATGGCGGTGCAACGTTCATTGATACGTTCACTGTGACGCGTGAAGCTATCATCGGGAAGATAGAAGCTGCAATGACGGATCATCCGATTGCTTTCCCTGATGAGATCAATACCACAATCGTTCATTTTGATCTCGAAGATAACGAGCTTGAGCAAACCACGCTCACAGGTCTTCTCAACAAGGGCAACCTCGCTATCATTGGTGATGAAGTCATCCAGTTCAAGAACGCGACCCAAGATAGTTCTGGGGATTGGCACCTGTCTTACTTCATTCGAGGTCGCAAAGGCACTGCCTCTACTTCTCACGCTATTGGTGAACGCTTCGTGCTGCTGGATCGTTCCGTCCTCAACTTCATTCCTACGCAATTGTTCTATCTCAATCGCCCTGTGACGTTGAGGGCAACTAGCTTGAATGGTGATGCGACAGATGTTACCAATATCACCTTCAACTACACAGGTCAATCCCAAGTCGAGTATGCACCGCAATACGTCTCTGCGCATCGCGCTAGTACGAATGCTGTAGTGAATTGGCAAGGCGTCGGCAAACTAGGTTCCGGCCCTGCGATTGCAATGGGCCTTTACTTCGCAGGATATCGTTTGACGCTAACAGATGGCGTTCATACCGCCGTAGTTGATACTGCTGCGATGAATGCTACAGTTGATATCTCGACGTTCTCTGGGGCGATTACAGCATCAGTCGTCCAACGCAACTCTCTCACAGGCTTTGGTCCTGCAACCTCGGTGACGTTCTGATGAAGACTGTTTTGTATGCTTGGGAGATAGGCGATGGGTTTGGCCACATTCGCAATCTCGTCGCCATTGCCCGGCAGCTATCCAATTATCAAGCTGTCTTCGCTATTCCTGATTCGCAGATAGTTGCGCGCACCTATCTCATCAAGGAAGGCTTCACTGACATTCGTACATTCTCTCAGCCAACTCGCATCTCTCTCGCAAAGTGGATGAATCCATTCGCTGAATATCGCGCTGCGAGTTATCTGGATGTGTTGACTTGCTACGCATATGACAGCGTTGATCGCTTCATGCCGCTGTACACTCAAGTCAATGCAATCATCGCAGACGTTGAAGCTGAGGTCATAATTGCCGAGAGTGCGCCGACATTCTTGATTGCTGGAAAGACGGAAGCCTTGACCATTTCGACCGGAACATCATATGGAACGCCGCAATGCGTTAACTCTCGCCAAGCGTTGTTCCCACAGTTGGATGATAGGCCGCTTACACCTTTGATGGATGAGAGAGGAATTGAGGCAGTCATTGCACAATCGCTCGGCAGAAAGCTGAATATGTTTCCACTTGAGCATTGGTTCTATTGTGATGAGACGATTCCGCTTTGCTATCCTGAAGTTGATTTGTACGAGGCTCATCGTACTGACTTCAGTCAGGCAGTCGGTCCAGTTGTTCAGTTCAAGCCAATGCCTATAACGAGCAACGATCAATTCGCTTATCTATCCGCCAATCACCCAAACATCAAGCAGTTGATGGAAGCAATTCGCGCAACCAGCATTCCGACGCGAGTGTATGTCAATGGCGCAGATTTCCATTACATGTCTCGCCACAGCTTGACGATTGTTGATAGCTTCGATCTTGAAGATGAATTGAAAAATTGCGCTCGCGTTATTCATCACGGCTCAGCTGGAATAATGCAAGCTGCAATGGGATCAGGTCGCGCTCAATTCGTGTTCCCCTATCATGCAGAGAATACCCAAAACGTTGCAAAGATGTGGAGTCTTGGTAACGTCAATGGCGCCGGATATGCTGAACCATTCCGCTACCATGAAGCGCTCATGAATGGATATGGCGTAGAATTGGTTGGAGCAAACGAGATCGCGAACAAGCTTGCTGAGCGTTACTCGCCAGGCGAGAATGCGGTGGCGGATCGCGTCACAAATTACTTGGAGACGTATCATGGCTGATTCGCCGAGCAACAATATCCCGTTCGTTCCTGAGAACACAATTGACCCGGCAGCAGGCCTCAATCTCGCCATTAACGTAATTGATGCGTTGCTGAACACGCGCGTCGAGAACATGACGACGAATGCGCCGCCCGGCAGTCCCGCTGATGGGGTTATGTATGTTGTTGGCGGATCTCCGACAGGAGCTTGGGCAGGGCACGCTGACGCGTTCGCCCGCTACGTCGCTGAGGGTACGTTCTGGGAATTTTATGAAGCTGGCGTAGAGGCTTGGCTTGTACTGAACAAATCTGATGGCAACCTTTACAAATGGGATGAAGGCAGCACAAGCTGGATCGCAGCTGCCGGCATTGGCGACGCGCCGCTAGACGGCTTGTTCTACGGGCGCCGCCTCGGCACTTGGGAAGAAGTACCGGGTTTGACGAATCCTGTGCTATCGGTTGCAGGCGTCGGGCCGGATACCAGCGGCGACATCGTTATTGTAGCGAGCGATCTTCCGTATGATAATTCGACATCAGGTCTTAGTGCGACCGACGTTCAGGCAGCTATTGACGAGGTCGCTGTAGGAGCCTTGCAGAGTCTCGTCGCCGCTTGCTCTGACGAGACTACTGCTCTCGTAGCGGGAACGGCTAAGGTAACGTTCCGCAACCCGTACGCCACAGCCTTCATCGTCACTCACGTTAAAGCGTCGCTGACGACTGCACAAGTTGGCGGTTCAATCTTCACTGTCGATATCAACGAAGCTGGTACGTCGATTCTCTCTACCAAGATCACCATCGACAATACCGAGAAGACGAGTGAGACTGCCGCAGCTGCGCCAGTTGTATCTGATGCTTCTATTGCGGCTGATGCTGAGATTACCGTTGATGTCGATCAAGTTGGCGATGGCACGGCTAAGGGTCTCAAGATCTACATCATTGGGCATCTTGCATGATTATCAATCCTTACACCTTTGCCATAGCTCCGCCTACGCCGGGTGGGGACGATATGTATTGGAACAATGTAAGCGCTTTGCTTCATTTCGACGGAGCGAACGGCTCAACCACCTTTACAGATCAGACAGGAAAGGTTTGGGCTCGTCGCGGCAGCGTCACATCAATTGGAACGACACAGTCAGTTTTCGGTTCATCGTCGCTTTATATCGGACCAACCAATCTAACGACTACTGGCGACTCAGGCATCACTACACCTGATCACGACGATTGGGATTTTGGCCTATCTGATTTCGAGATTGAGTGGTATGTATACTTCCTCAACCTGACCAGTTACCAGACGATATTCGATCACGGCGGCGCTGCAGGAGGCGGAATCGTCATTCAGACTGACACCGGCAATGGTCGTATTGCAGTGTACTTGGGTAGTCCAATAGCTACGATTATTGAAGGATCAAACCCAACGATCAACGCGTGGCACGCTTACAAGCTCGCCCGTTACGGTAATACTCTTGTGCTGCGACGCGATGGAGTCATAACCGCCATCTCCATTAACGGCGCGATTGGATCTGCAAATATCGTCAATACTAAGCCAGCTATTATTGGCGCATCTTGGTCTGGCACTAGCACTGGGCAGTACAACGTTGCCGGGTACATCGACGAGTTCCGAGCTACTAAGTTGGTGGCTCGCGAATACGAAGTTCAGTTGCTGCCGTTTGGAAACCAGCAACTTGCCGGAATGGTGTGGCTGAATCCTGATGATGTTGGCCCGACTGTAGGCATATCGCGCGGCAACAAGAAACTCATTCCAGTATCAGGTAGTGTGTACGCACTCGCCCGCAGCAATCTGTCTCGCAACACAGGCAAGTATTACTTTGAAGGCGCGCTCATTGCCGCAGGTGCAAGCAAGTTTGGGCTTATCGGTCTAGCTAAGGCATCGACTCCTGTCACCAATTATCCCGGAAGCGACGCCAACAGCTGGGGATATTATGAACAGGATGGAAAGAAGTATCACAGCGCAACCGGTACTACATTCGGCGCAGCTTACGTTGCGGGCGACTTGATAGGTTGCGCTGTCGATCTCGATTCTGGGAAACTTTGGTGGTCGTTGAACGGAGTTTGGATCGCTTCAGGAGATCCCGCAGCAGGCACGAACCCAGCGTTCACCGGCGTAACAGGAGACTTGTTCCCAGCAGTTGCATTGTCCAATAGCAATGCTAGCACATGGGGCACGATGTTCAGTCTAGACGACCAAGTCTACGCACCACCATCAGGATTCAGTTGCTGGGACCCGGCGCCATCGCCAACATTCCAATTTGTGAAGGCGCTGTTGAAATTTGATGGAAATTTTACCGACGTCTTGGGTACTGTTTGGATGCCAGCTGCTGGCGCTACAACGACAACCTCGTCGCCGAAGATAGGTAGTGGTTGCCTTTCACTAAATGGCACCTCCACAGGATACGTTGCGTCGGCAGCCAATAGTAATTTCGCCTTTGGCACAGGAGACTTTACAATTGAGTTTTGGGTCAAAGGCACAGTTGATCCTGCAGGCAAATATCTATTTGATAAAGGCGCTGGCAACATCTGCGCAATTTCTTTTACCCCAGCGGGGCGTCTTGCATATTTTGACACATCTCTAGGCACTGGAAACGCCAACTACACCCTTGGCCCTACGACTGGTGCAGTGTTCAACGGAATTTGGCATCACGTAGCAGTTAGCCGTAAGGATGGCGTTGTGCGCGGGTTCTTTGATGGCGTTCGTTGGTTTGAAGTTATCGGCACGCTCAATGACACGAGCAATACGATTTGGCTCGGACGCTATGGCGGCGGAACAACGCTGAATGTAACCGGGTTCATGGATGAACTTCGCGTCACCAATGGCCTCGCGCGATACATCGACAACTTCGTTCCCCGCAAAATTGCATTCCCTCAGCCATCATCTAACAGATTGACAACACCAGGTGGTAATGTACTTACGACTCCAGGTGGAAATATTTTGAGGACAACGATATGAGCGATGTTATCACCAAAATTAATGGTAAGCAATTTAGCGATGATGGAAGCATAAATTTGTTCCGGGGTTGTCGCGCGTACAACGACACAACGCAGTCGATCCCT